GATATTTCCATCCCAAACTTTCTTTTTGACTAATGGGTGGAATCTCCAGCCTTCAATCTTCTTTGTAAGACTAGATTTTAACTGCTCATATTCCATCTCGGTACATGAGTCAATTACTAAAAACTTTTTATTTTCTGATAAGGAAAGTTCCATTAAAATTCTTTATCATCTAAGCTAATACGATTCCTAATAGCAAAGGCCATATTATCCAGTGTTTTGATACATTCATAGTAATAATCAATATGAGATTGTAACATGTCTATTTGGGTCCTAAGCGAGGCTAAGTCTGCTTTAATGAATTGATTTTTTTCGCCGTTGGTTAGCTTAACATCATAGTTAACAGAATATTCTCTATACTGTGATTTATAATACTTATCCCAAGTAGCATTTCTTTTATATATTGTTGTCTTAAAATCAGTAACCTTATCTAAAAGTATCTGTCTATAAGATAACATTCTTACTTGGCATTCTGATAGCTCATTCATGTTTTTAAGCTTACTTACAAGATCTTTGATCTTTTCTTTCCAATCTTCACGATCTTTAGTTAGTCTTTGTTCTAACTGTTCGTTAGCTTCTTTAATTTGTGTATCGTCAAATGCCATTAAAATATACCTTTATCGTTGTTAGTCTTTTTATAATTCTTAATCTTAGGTTGAAACTTTTTCTTAGGCTCAGGTAATGTAAAGCTAGTATCAAATGAATCTACTTTCATCTTACCAAATTTAGTAAAGAGTTTAAGTTTCTTTTTTGAAGTTTCAAAGTCTTTGTAAAAATCATCAAATTGTTCAGTCACAAATTCATTATAATTTTTTATCATACGAAAATTAAATCTAAATGATTATTTGTAAAATATTTATCCAACTGACTTAGACACCCAGTTCTATGTTTGTATTCATACATAACCAGATCGTTTAAGTCTTTAACCTTTTTTGATGGTATTCTAAAATCCTTTAAAAACTTATCCCACATAAAGACAGTATTACCTGACTTTAGTTTTTCAATCATTCTTGTTTTTCCTTCAATGTCATTATCAAAGAAATATCTAACCGTAGGAATATCATTAAAATCCAATATTTGCTTTTTTACACCAGTTAAGCCGATTGTGTTTGTCATAAACATAGCATCTATAGGACCTTCAAATACGGTAAAATCCCTACTCATATCTGCAGTAAGAATACCAAAGATCATGGAAATCTTATTTAGAGAATCCATTTCTTCTTCAGATACATTAAGTGGTTTTTTAAGCCTATCATAAATCCTTTCAATATTCCAGGTTTTATATTTAGGACCACCGCCTTCTCCAGATAAATCCCTAGTCTGAAAACCTATAATCTTATTATCAGCAGTTAAGTTAAAAACATATAGTTCTTTTCTTCTAGGATCATATCCAAAGTATTCTGTTTTATGATGAAGTAATCTACTCTTAAGATAGGGATATGCTCTATAAGTAAGAGAGTTAATTGGATAGACATTAAAACCTAATGCAATTTCATCAAACGTTAAAGAGAGATCTTTAATTTTTTCAAAGAGATGAAATTCTAAAGTTTCACCTAACGAAAAGCTTCTTCGGTTTTCTTTAATAAAATTTAGAACATCAATACGATCTTCCCCTTCAAAGTTTAAATTATGATCTTTTAGAAATACATCTAAACTTACATGAGCCGAGCAGTTGTAACAGTGAATGTATAAATCATTCCAATAAAGGTTACCTCTTTTCTTTCTTTCATTATCAGAAGAATCACCACAGTAAGGGCATGCAAAATTTAAACGTTCTCTTCCCTCTAAGACTCTTCTTTTTTCAGGATGAGAATGGGTTTGATGAAGAACTCGGACTACCTTATCGATAATCCGAGCCTTCATCTCAGAAGATATTACTCCTTCTGTTCCCATAGGATTAAAGATCTAATCCATTAATGAAATCATCAAAGTCATCTCCACCTGAAGAGCTTTCGGTGGACGAAGCAGTTTCAGTTACAGCTTCAGCCGCCTTTTCAGCCTTCTTAGGTTCAGGTGCAGCTTGTGGTTTGGTAACAGTTTCGATAGCCTCACCTGGGTTACTGAATTGAGAAAGAACGTTCATAACTTTATTTCTCTGTTCATCATTCCATGGGCGGTAATCGAAGTTAGCCAATTCAGGTGCATCCTTAACATAATCCAAAATTGCAGTTCGTCCTGCATCATCAGCGGTTACAGTTTCTCCGTTGATTGTCATAGCAGAGCGAGAGCCTTGGAATTTACAAGAATCGTAGTTAGGATAACCACCTTTCTTAGAAATAATCAATTCAAAGTTCTTACCTTCGAATGGATCAAACACTTGTGTAGGTTCATCAAACTGTGGGTTAAGTTCCTCATCAATTTTAGCTTTAATTTTGTAACCAAACTTCATTACTTTAATTTGACCTTCAAGCTCCTTGTTTTGTGGATCTTTAACAATTTGTACCAGTGCGTAAAATACTTCTCTACGCTTAAGTCCTTCCGACATCTTTTTATCTACAGCCGATTCAGAGTTTCTAAGTTTGAAGAACATATCCTGTACCGGACATTTGTCTCCAACGGTAGATGGTGAATCTGCGTAGAATCCGTTGCCATCTCGGTCTTCTAACCAATAGACATACTTACGAACGAAAGGTTTGCGTGGATTTTTTACGTTAGGTAGAAACCTAATTAATGAACGGTAGGTACCGTCTTGTCCCTGATCGGGTTTTGGTGAATACAGATCGCTACTTGGTGCGGGTCTGTCTCCAGTGTCAAGGTCATTGACGCTTACACTGAAAATGTCGAATTCATTTGCCATTTTAATTGCCTTTTTTTAAGTTTTACTTTTTGTTAATTTAAAAGCCATAACTTAGCATTGCCTATTTGCGTGCCCGGGAATTGCCAATATACTTTGCCTTGTTAGTGCCAGTTTAAAAGTCCCTGAATAATCAGTTCCTTTGTTATTTATATATCCGTTTCTCTACTTAGTTTCACATAGTAGAAAAAAAATATTTTAGAGAATAATTGCATTATATCATTCTCACGAATACTGAAAATCTTTTCTCCATTAAACTCAAATTCAGTTCCTGCCATGTCATGAAAGAATACTTTAACACCTACTTTAAAATCACTATCCTTAACCTCATCACCTACTGAAATGATTGTACCTGAATATGGTGGTGCATACTGCCCTTCTGTTTTTGGTATGTATATACTTCCAATTTTTTCAGGTTGTTCATCCTTTTTAAGAAATATTCTATTTTTTATTGCCTTTATCATGATTTTCTGAAACTAAGTTCTAAACTCTATATATAAAATTTAACTGATTGATTGAAAGAAAAGTATCTATTTACTAGCATTTAAGTATTATGTGGTTTTAGGATTGTGGATTGTAAGTATACTGTGATCTCATCATTTTTCTTTATTCGCATTTAAAATAAAATACGCATCTATTAAATCATCCAAAGGCTTGGGGATCTTTTCTGAAAAGTCTTTACCTTGGGTCCACTTCCACAATTCAGTTTTTCTCAGGTTCTTATCATTAAGTACATCATCTTGAAATGCCTTAGCCATATAGTGCTTGTTTGCATTCCCTTTACCTGCTAGCTTTTTAATATGAGAAGGTTGGTAAATTGATATCTTATTGACACCCCATGCATTAACTAACTTATTTCTTAAGAATGTGTTATACTGTACAATGTCAATAAATGAATTACCTTTAGAACCATAAGAAAAACCTTCAAGAGAAACCTTATGTGAGTCTGTTCCAAATAGTGTTATTAAGATATCTCCAATAAGATCGGCTATAGATTGACCGTCTGTCATTTTCTCTCGTTCTCTAAGTAAAAAATCCTTACTTGCTACATGTCTATAATAAGGAAAGCCTAATATAGTTTTGTTGTCCATCAGTTCTTTATGAACAGAAAATGCTTTAGGTATTTTACGGCCTTCTTCATCCCAGATACGATTACCGTAATTAAAAAAAGTTATAAACTTATATTCGCCTTGGTGGTTCTGTACACAAACACCTGGACTATTGAGAGAAAAATCAATTCCTGTATAAATCACTTAGATAAGATTAAAGTCTCTTACCAAGAACCGCACCTAATGCAGCTCCTACTAATCGACTGGTTAGAAGATCATATAGAGCACCCTTCTCAATTCCTAATACTTTAGCAATCGCTTTACCTACAGCCTTTCCTAAAGCAAATCCTGTAAGACCACCTAATACTGAACCTAAGATGCCTTCATTAACAACTTCTTCCATTACCTCTTCAAGGTCACGACCACTTTCATGTTCTTTCATTATGCGATCAACTGCTTCATCTATCGCAGCCTCTTGCTCATCAGTTAATGATTCGTTTAGTAAAGCCTCAATATCTACTGAGTCATTATGATTTTCGGTAAGGTAATCTTTAAATGTTTTCATTGTATTCTATTTCCTTTGTTTATATATTAGACAAGATTGACCGCTATATCAAGTATGTTATATGTGAAGTTAATATCAAAGGTTTGGAATTCTACTGTATTGCTTGAAAAGTTTAAATCTAATGCGCTTACACCGGTCATTATCATATCTTTTAGCTGAACGGTAACAAAAATATTTCCTTCACCATCTAGCATTTGCAAACCTACACCTTCTGGTACAAATGGATCTTTACCTGATAGCTTATAGTAATAGTCAAAAGTTTCAACGGCCATCCAATAATTTATCCATCCATCAAATGCTTGCATTGTAACGGTTAAAGTTTTATCAAATAGCTCTTGTGTAGGTAAGCTACTTCTAAAGCTCCTAGTATTACCTGGAAAGTCATTTTGTGTAACAGGATCAAATGACGGTCCTGGTAAATTCATTGACTGTATTCCATAATTAAAATAATCAATAGGCTCCTTTATAAGACCCCCAGGTATTCTGTTTAAGTAAGGTCTA